TCAAACTGCATTGAGAAGGATTGAACTAGTTCTTGTGGCCAAGTTAGGTGAAGTAGATATCCCACCATCACGGGAATCTTTAGAGTTCACACCTAAAACCATTAAGTTTCTTCAAGACAAGCTTACAGAGATCCGTGAGGACTATGTGATAGACTATTCTTATCAGATTGAGAATGCAAGAAATCAGGTAGAGTTACATCAGGTTCTTATAAGTCGTGTTGAGGAATGGATAAGCTCTAAAGAGTTTGCTATCACTCACTTTAAGTTCCAAGGTGAAGAGATGTTAGGTCGTACCTTATCAGATCTTACTGACCAAGTCTTAAAGGATATGACCTGTAAGGAGAACAATAGGCACTACAAGACACTAAGAGCTCGCTACTCTGGTACAAGTGTAGCTATAATACTGAGAACACTCCAAGGCTACCGTGGTCAGGACACTGAGGGTCTGGTGTACCTTAATGATCTATCACCAAGAGCTAATAAGGTTATACTTCAGAACAAGAGGTTACTGAAAGAATACTCAGCTGTTATATTCCCATCTGAACAGAAGTCTAAACTATTCGCAGCAGCAGCAACACTTGTTGAGCTACGTCTTACCAGCTTAGGCTTTAAACCAGTAAGGTTATCAACACTGATGTCTATGCCTGTAATCGTCAAAGGTGTTAAAAGTAAGACTTACAACAGGCCTGATCAGATCTTCCGAGTAGACAGTAGTGGTCATGTTAATAAGACAACACTGACCGAGCTACCAACAGAAGGTTATTATGTACCGATGTCTAACTGGGATACAGGAACCTCTGAATCACTGCTTAAGTTCATCAGTAATGACCTTGGCAAGCAGGTGTATGCACTTAGGAGTCATGCACAGGGAGCTGTGACTAAGTCTGATAAGTGGGTAAATATCAATACTCTTAACAGTGTAATAGTAAAAGTACTCACCAAGCGTATCAAAGACTTCTCTGATGCAGAGGCTAAACTTAAACAAGTTTCACTTGAAGTAAATGAAAGTGCATTCTTTGATAAGAGCTTTGAAGAGAGGTCTGCTGGTTCTGATCCTAAGTCTAAGGTGATGAAGCTTATCAGTGGCTGTCGTGAGTATCAGGAGGCATATGATTTAACCCTATTGAAAGATCACCACCATAACCTTAAGGACTTATTTAATATCCCTGATCACAAATCTAAAGCAATTGCAAAGGTATCATTAATGAAACTGGCAACACATGCAAAGGATAACTATGCTCAAGCTCTTTCAAACGTTTATCATTACAATCGTTGGAACTCCGATAATAAAGGCTTTCAACAAACACTAAACTTAATCATAGGTAATTTCAAATGAATATAATCACAGATCACTCCATCACAATCTTTGATAACCTCAAACCAGTGACTGTAACTGACTCTCACCCACAATTTGATGAGATAAAGTATCTTGTCCAGAACGACAGTTATGATGATGCACTGGATATCATCGATAACCGGAGAGCTGCAAAGAAAGCAATCAACAACACAGGCTTTGAGCTGATAGGTGATTCTCTATACTTAGATAATTATCGTATACCAGATAATATGGCTGAGCGTATCTTTAGTCTTATGGCTGACTACTGCTCTGTAAAACCCCTTGAACGCTTCTTCCGTAACCTGTTGGATAACCCATCCTATCGTGCGGTACAAGAGCTATACGGGTTCCTTGAGCTGTCTAATCTGCCTATCACTGAAGATGGTCACTTTGTTGCATACAAAGCAGTCAACTCAGAGTACCGAGACTGCTACACAGGTAAGATGGATAACAGCTTAGGCGCACAGCCTACGATGCCACGTAATCTGGTTGATGAAGACAAGAATCGTACATGCTCTACAGGTCTGCACTTTGCTGGCTATCACTATGCCAGTAACTTTGTACCTCACAACGGTCACCTTATGGCTGTACGTATTAACCCGAAGGACGTAGTTGCAATCCCATCAGACTACAATAATCAGAAAGGTCGTGCATCGACTTACATGATCGTTGGGGAGATTGAGGACAAAGCTGACGTACTAACAGACACGCCTCTGTATAAAGGCGACTTTGAAGAACCACAAGAAACACTATCACTATAATCTAAAAGGATATACACACATGAGCGACACAAACTTAGGCACTTCTATCTTGCGTAATGTAACACTTAACTACTTGAAGGTGGATCCAGCTAAGCCTGTATCACCTTTTGGAACCCTTCAATGGGAATGTCAGATTGAAGTATCAGCAGACCGTGCTGATGAAATCTCGGGGATGGGTAAGCTACGAACACTAGACAACGGCAATGTAGCTGTCAACATCAAACGTAAGGCACTGAAGCATGACGGTACCGCTAACTTCCCAGTAGCTCTTGTAGATGCTAAGAAGGTGGCTATCGAAGTCTTCAATAATATCGGCAATGGCTCAACAGGTAACGTTAAAGTATACCGTAATGAGTATGATGTAGCTGGTCGTCAGGGTATTTCAACAAGTCTGTCTGCAATTCAGATTACTAACTTGATTGAATACACCGGATCAGTTGACTTCGACATTGAAGGTGATGAAGTAGCAACACACGATGACTTCTAAGTAGTCCAAGGGGCCCTTCACAGGGCTCCTTTATTCTTTTAAAGTCAAGTGACAAGGGAATGTACCATAAAGTACCTAAAAGGAACCATTGAGACAGGCTCACATGGTATTTCTATTACCAGCACTGATGATTATATCTTTTATACTGAATATAATTGACAGAAAGTAACATAAAGAAGTAAATATTATGATTAAACTCTCTAAGACAAGCAAGATGCCACGTAAATGTAAGTCATGGTCAACAGAAGCCATTGACACTTGCCCCGGAAGTATAGAAAGTAGGATAAAGGACGTAATTGTTCTGGTAGATGCCTGTAAAGGGTGCTATGCAACCACTGGTATGTACAATATGCCTAACGTAAAGGCCCCAAGGATCCATAATAAGCAGGATTGGAAGCGTAAAGACTGGGAAGACGACATGGTGGAGGCCTTAAGAGATGATGAATTATTCCGATGGTTCGATTCAGGCGATTGTTATGACCTGAGATTAGCCAAGAAGATCAAGAATATCATCATGAGGACACCTAAGACCAAGCACTGGTTCCCAACAAGGCAACATAAGTTCCCGAAGTTTACACAAGTGTTAACCGATATAGCTAAACTGGCTAATGCAGTTGTCAGATTGTCATCAGACTCTGTAAATGGCGGTATGATCAGACCAGATACAACATCAAGTACAATCATACCTCATGCCGAGGATGCAACACCGGAAATGACAGTATGTAAAGCGTATGACCGTCAGGGTAAGTGCGGAGATTGCAGGGCATGTTGGGACAAGACTGTAAAAGTCATAGCATACCCAGCACATGGTCGTAAGATGATCAAAGTTATTAACATTTTAGCATTATAGATAAATAACCCCAATCGGGGTAGGAGTTAGCAATATGAATAAACAACCGTTGTGAAAGAGGTCTATGATACTGCATAAATCAGTGCCTTGACCTCTAGGGTACTCTCTAGATCTTTTAAGTACCTTATAGAACCTTAATAACTAGGAGTACCAATATATGAAGAAGCACGTTAAGTACGTGGAAGGAACAGTTAAGCTGGAGAACCTTACCAAGAAACCAAAGATCGCTATCACAGAGTCCTCACTTGCAAACCTTAAGCCCCGTTGGGATAAGGATCATATGAAGATGATGAATGTGAAATCCACAGAGAAGCGTAGGTCTAACAAAGAGGCCCGTGAGAAGATGAAGGAAACCGTAGGTATCCTTAAGTATCTATCTGACGGAGTACTCAATGAGATGCCCTCAGGTTTAACTGTGATGCAAATCATGATGCTACGTGCTATTCAAGATGGTGACCCAGCAGAAGCCGCAAAGCTTGCAGCAACTATTGCTGAGTACCAACAGCCTAAGCTTCAACGTACCGAGAACATCAACACCAACATCAACTTAGAAGACTTGACAGATGAAGAGCTAGCACAGCAGTTAGCAATCATCAATGAACCAGTAATGGATAAGATCAAGGATATTGAAGGTGAACTCAGCGATGACTAGCTATAATGACATAACTGGTGATGCACTGACATCCAAAAGTAACACAGAGAACTTCCGAGATAACTATGACCGGATCTTTAAATCTAAAGCTGTAACCAAAACAACTAAACCAAAGAAAGAGGTCAAGAAAGGCTGATGTACCAATCCTTACTCGAATTCATAAAAGGTTTCATGCTTGTATTGATCACAGCACCACCCGCCGCACTAGCACTAATCACTATAATAGGGATCTATAATGAATACTAAAACAATAGTAGTCAATGAGGCGTACTTCAAAGCGATTCAACGAGACAGTGAGTTCTTAGAGATCCTTGACAGTCAAGGTGTTCACTTATGGACTGGCTACGATGAAGCAGTTCAGATACATGAGGAATACCTTGAAGATACAGAACTAGACGGAGAGGACTAAGATGAAAGCTGAATATATAAGTCATATGGGTTCTGACCTGACTGTAGTGAATGCAGCGAGAGTATCATTTGATAAGGAGAGCGCAGAGGTTAGTTACAGTGACACAAAACTAATCAAGTATCTAGCATCTCATGGTCACTGGACTCCCTTTAGTCACCCACAGATCACCTTACGCTACACCGTGCCTATCTTTGTGGCACGTCAGGAGTTCAAACACATCGTAGGATTCACCCGTAATGAGGTGAGCCGTAGGTATGTTGAGGGTACTCCTGAGTTCTATATGCCAGAGGTGTGGCGTAGTAGGCCTGAGGGCAGCGTTAAGCAAGGTAGCGGTAGTGAGCCAATGGATTCTGAATATTGGCACGGGCATTACAATGACTACTTAAGTAAGTGTCAGAGTATGTACAGTGCAATGCTGATTGATGGTATGGCTCCTGAGATGGCACGTATGGTCTTACCTCAATCCATGTACACAAGCTACTACATCACTGGCTCACTCGCAGCCTTTGCTCGTATGGTTAAGCAGCGTACAGATAGCCATGCACAAGTCGAAATTCAGGAACTTTCTCGACACGTTTCCGAGATTATCGAACCCCTCTTCCCTGTGAGTTGGGAAGCTTTGGTCGATGCGTAGTCTTGCAGAAGCACACATTAAGCCAGCAGAGAGTGTCTTTGCTAACACAACAGTGCAACTCGTAGGAGCCTTTGTGTTAGGCGTAGTTGTTATGTTCGGAGTAGGTTTCTTACCAATGGATGTAGCACACAATGCAGCACATGACACAAGACATTCATTTGCTTTCCCGTGTCACTAGGAGATGGTATGAGCAGAACCAGAAAGAAACCAAAGACAGGTGCCAAAGCAGTATCACATAGTTGCTCTAACAACGGAACATGTGCTTACTGCCTAAGCAATCGTATGCATAAGCATAACAAGAAGAAACCATTAACATCGGAGCTCACATGAGCATTGTAATATCACTATATGATTACACAGGTGTAGCAGTAATACCTTGGGCTGAAGCAGGTCACACTTGTTACTGCTATGACATTCAACATGAGAAGACTAGGATAAGGTTGTTTGAAAGCGGAGGTTCTATACACTACCTCAAAGCAGACCTATATAACGTTGAGACTAATGTACTTCTACACGAAGAATACTTGAATGAAGATGTTATATTTGCTATGGCGTTCCCTGTATGTACCGACTTAGCAGTCTCAGGTGCTGCATGGTTCAAGTCTAAAGCAGAGAAAGACCCCGAGTTCCAAAATAAAGCTGTTCAGAATGCAAGAAGGTGTTCACAGATGTTCAGGAGCTGGGGTGTACCTTTCTACATAGAGAATCCAGTCTCAGTTCTGGCCACCCAATGGCGTAAACCAGACTACCGTTTCCACCCCTATGAATACGGTGGTTATGTCAAGAAAGGTGAAGAAGTGCACCCACTGTATCCAGACTATATCGCCCCCTCAGATGCCTACTCCAAGAAGACTTGTCTTTGGACTGGCAAAGGATTCAAGATGCCTGTAAAGGATCCTGTGGATTGTAAGAGCTATGGTAATAGCACACAACACGCCAAGCTAGGTGGTAAATCATTAAAAACTAAGAACATCCGAAGTGCAACCCCAAGGGGTTTCGCAGAAGCTGTATATCAGGCTAACCGGAGAGATACTGATGGATAAATTAGAACCAACATGGAAAGGATTAGAGAGTTTAGGACGTGTTGTTGATGAAAAGACTGATCCTGTATTCACATTAGATGACGACTTCGGAGATATGGAGGCTGTATCTGCCCTGTCTAAGCAGGTTGGCGGTGATCACTACAAAGAACAAGGTATTCAGCCCTTCGAGATTACCTTCAAGAACTTTGGTTATGATGGTGTAAGGCACTCTTGCTACACTAAAGTAAACAAGTATCTTACAAGAGAAAAGAACCAACATCGTGAGAACATTGAGAAAGCTATTCATGTTCTGCAAATACAACTAGAATACTTAGACAGAGGAACTAATAAATGATTAAGATGTTAACAGGTACCAGCTGCTCCGCATGTACTATGCTGAAGAAAAGACTAGACGCTGAAGGTTTAGTTTATGAAACCTTAGATGTTGAAAGTGACGAAGGTATGTCACTGGCTAAATCACTAGGTGTGAGGCATATACCGGTACTTGTAAAGTTAATTGAAGATAACGTAAAGGATACTCTGACAGGAGCATCGTACCCAACCATCAAATATAAGGAGTTCTTTAATTGATAGGAGTAATAATAGATGTAATATGGCTAGCCTCAGCACTTGCAGTATTGACATCAGTGGTGCTGTTCATGTTAAACCCACTGTACGCATTCTGGATAGAGAACAAGTACCATATCGATCTTGAAAGTGAACTATACCAAGCCGTAACTGAAGCTGTTGAGAAAGCAGCAGATGATGGATCATTAATAAGTATACAATTATTAGTCGGAGAACCAAAGATTGAAGAAGCCTCAAAAGAAGAAGAAAGTACCTAGTAATTCGTTGGGCCTACAGGCCTTGTCGCAGAATCAGTCACACTACATAAACTCAATAGATGGCAACGTAGTGTCAGTAGGTACAGGCTTTGCAGGTTCGGGTAAGACATATATCGCATCTACATGCGCTGCTCAATTTATGATTGACAACAGAGACAGCCGTATAGTCTTATGCCGACCTAACGTTTCAGACTCCAAGTCTATAGGGTTCCTTCCGGGTGAGGAACTAGATAAGATGGCACCTTGGATCACCCCTTATACTGATATATTACGTAAGCATCTTAATGGTAACTTCGAGAAGGCGTTACAGGCTGGTAATATTCAGGTAGTACCATTTGAGTACATGCAAGGTAGAACCTTTGATAACTCATTTGTAATCTTAGATGAAGCACAGCATACAACACCTAAAGAGATTGAGATGTTCCTGAAGAGAATAGGAAAAGACTCTAAGGTGGTTATCTGTGGCGACATACCACAGGCACGACTAGGCTCAAAGTCTGGTCTTAAACTTATAATTGATATGCACCAAGACAGATCACTGCCAGAAGTATCCGATAATATAGGTGTCACTGACTTTAACAATCCAGATGACATTGTAAGATCAATCTTCTGCAGAGAAATAACTAAAGCCTTTGACAGGCACTACGCAATGGGAGTGTAACCACATGATATTTGATACAAAGACATGGCTTGAAGCTATAGTAATAAGCTACAAAAAGGGACAACCTTACCTACTGCAGTATATACTTGACGAAGAAGAATTAAATAACTTAACAAAGCTGATAGATTCACTGTCTCAACTGAGAATAGATGAAGCTCTAGCTGACCATACATTAAAGGGGAATGACAATCAGTGAACAAATCAAATGAAATCCTATCAGACATAACCATATTCTCAAAGTACGCCAAGTACATACCCAAAGAATCCCGAAGGGAGTCATGGCATGAGCTGGTTTCACGTAACAAAGAGATGCACCAACGCAAGTACCCTCAGCTCTTTGATGAGATTGAAGGTGCTTATTCCTTCGTATACGACAAGAAGTCACTTCCTTCGATGCGTTCGCTACAGTTTGGTGGGACTCCTATTGAGCTTGCCCCTAATCGTATCTATAACTGCGCTTACTTACCTGTTGAAGACGTAGAAGCGTTCTCTGAGACTATGTTTCTGCTGCTTGGCGGCACAGGTGTGGGTTATTCAGTGCAACGTCACCACATCCGTAAGCTCCCTGAGGTCGTAGGGCCTAAGAAGCGTACCCGTAGGTTCCTTGTATCAGACAATATTGAAGGTTGGGCAGATGCAATCAAGGTATTAGTGGAGGCTTACTTCAAAGGTGCTATGGATGTTGACCTTGATTACCGTGATGTACGCCCAAAAGGTGCACGTTTGATCACAACAGGCGGCAAAGCACCGGGTCCTCAGCCCTTAAAAGACTGTATTCACCACATCCGTGGTGTCCTTGATAATGCAATTAACCGACAACTGACATCCTTGGAAGTGCATGACATCATGTGTTACATCGCTGATGCGGTATTGACAGGTGGTATCCGAAGAGCAGCCATGATCTCATTATTCTCTATGGATGATGACGACATGCTAGGCTGTAAAGCTGGTGAATGGTACGTGGCTAACCCACAACGTGGACGATCTAACAACTCAGCAGTAATGCTACGTCATAAGATCACCTCAGTTGAGTTCCAGAAGCTATGGAAACGAGTAGAACTCTCAGGTTCAGGTGAGCCCGGAGTATACTTTACTAATGACAAGGACTGGGGGACCAATCCATGTTGTGAGATCGCGTTACGACCCTATCAATTCTGCAATTTGTGTGAGCTAAATGTATCAGATATATCATCTCAATCAGATCTTAACGAAAGAGCCAAAGCAGCAGCCTTTATCGGAACATTGCAAGCTGGTTATACAGACTTCCACTACTTACGGGACATCTGGCGTGAGACTACTGAGAAAGACGCACTGATCGGTGTAGGTATGACGGGCATTGGCTCTGGTGTAATCTTAAACTATGATTTAAATGAGGCAGCAGATGAAGTTGTTAAAGAGAATAAAAGAGTTTCTAATCTTATGGGGATCAATCCTGCTGCTCGCTGTACTACTGTTAAGCCTAGCGGCACTAGCAGCTGTGTGCTGGGTAGTTCTTCCGGTATTCACGCTTGGCATAATGATTTTTATATTCGTCGCCAACGTATTGGAAAGAATGAAGCGTTGTATCAGTACTTTCTGGAAAAGCATCCAGAGCTTGTGGAGGATGAGTACTTCAATCCCCAATCGCAAGCGGTAATTGAGATCCCACAGAAGGCACCTGAAGGATCCATTCTGCGAACTGAAAGCCCCATTGAGTTACTTGACAGGGTACGTAGGTTTAACACTGAATGGGTTGCCACGGGTCATATAGAGGGTCAGAATGCACACAATGTGTCCTGTACTATCTCTGTACGTGATGATGAGTGGGAATTAGTAGGTGAATGGATGTGGAAGAACCGTAATACCTTCAACGGTATTTCAGTGTTACCTTATAACGGTGGTACATATATACAAGCACCATTTGAGGATATCACAGAAGAACGTTACAACATGATGGAAAGCTCACTAACATCAATCAACCTAGGTAATATCATTGAGTCTGCAGATGAAACAGACTTAAGTGCTGAAGTTGCATGTGGTGGTGGTGGCTGCGAAGTACCTTAATATATAATTGAACCTGATCATGGTTCCTATAAACTGATCATTAGTCTTGGAGGACTACAATATGAGTAAGAAACTAATATGGGATTTAGAAACCAATGGTCTTATACCTGAGGTTGACACAATATGGTGTCTTGTAATGCAGGATATAGAGACTGAGGAGGTCTTCTCCTATTCAGACTGGGATGATGCACTACCCTCACTAGCTGAAGGGCTCCAGAAGCTCCTAGAAGCCGATCTGATAGCCGGTCACAACATAATTGGATATGACCTACCGGTTCTTAAAAGGCTCCTTGGATGGGAACCTAGGGACTCTCAGAAGATATGGGATACCTTGATCATGTCTCAGTTATGTATGTTTCAACGTACACACCGACATGGCCTTGCAGGTTGGGGTGAGTTCTTCAATTATCCTAAAGGAGACTATAACGATTGGACTAATTACAATCAGGAAATGCTTACATATTGTATCCAAGACGTTACATTAAACACGTTAGTGTATCGCAGACTTTCCAAAGAGGCTTCTATACAGATCAAAGCAAGACCAGAGTTTAAGCAGGCTTTAATACTGGAGCATGACTTTGCAAAGGTTAATGCAGATATCACAGCCAAGGGTTGGAAGTTTAACATGCCAAGGGCTAAAGCATTGAAGCGTGACCTTACATGGAAGTTACATTCTATTGAAGATGAACTTGAACCTGACTTAGGTCGTGTGTGTATCCTGAAGGGTACCAAGGAAGTTGATAAGATTGTGAAAAAGAATGGTGACTACTATAAGAACATAACTGATTGGTTTGATTTAGAACCAAACACTAAAGCTTCTAATGGATTCGTGACTGGACCCTTCTCACGTATTGAGTTCTGTGATGTACGTTTAGGTCAGCTTACACTGGTAAAGAAGTACCTATCAGATATTGGCTGGAAGCCTGATGACTGGACTTTCAAGAAAGTGCAAGGTAAGTGGATCAAGATGTCTCCAAAGCTTACAGACAGCTCCTTAGAGCCTCTGGGTATCGTTGGTTCAATGATCAGTGACTACTACATGATACGTCAAAGGTTATCTATGGTTGATAACTGGATTGAGATGGTTGGCAGATGGGGTGATGGTCGGTTACATGGTGACATGTTTACCATAGGCACACCTTCATTCCGGTGCAGACACAGAGGTATAGTCAACATTCCTGGAGTTCATGCACAGTACGGTGAGGCTTTAAGATCCTTATTAACCTGTGAGCGTGGTACAAGACTGGTAGGTGCTGACTCTGCTGGTAATCAGTTCAGAGGTCTGGCACATTATATGGGTGATGACGAGTTCACTTCATCAGTTGTATTAGGTAAGGAATCTGATGGAACTGATGCTCACTCACGTAATGCTGCTATCCTTGGTATCTCACGATCAAAAGCTAAGAGTTTCATCTATGCCTACTTATTTGGGGCAGGTATGTCTAAGCTTGGAGAAGTTGTCACAGGCCTCAAGTCACCTAAAGCTGGTAAGGCAGCAGATGCTAAGTTCAAAGCAGCATTCCCTAAGCTTAAGGAACTGAAGGATAACTTGGCAGCTGAGTACAGGCACAATAGAATGAAGACAGGGATAGGTTTCATCATCGGAGCTGACGGCAGACGAGTTATCGTAGGCTCAGAACACCAACTACTGAACTACTTACTTCAAACACTGGAAGGTATTACCTGCAAGACTGCATTAGTCTACCAGTACAAGAAGATTAAGGAGTTAGGTATTAAGGATACTTATCCTATATTGTTCTATCACGATGAGACTGCATGGGTTACGCCAACTGCACATGCCAAGGAAGTACTGGCTATCTCAGTGGCTGGATTCCGTGAGGGTCCTAGGTCTGTAGGTGTTACCTGTATGGACGGGGATGGTAAGATAGGGGTAAACTATGCTGAAATCCACTAGATGCTGTACAGACTGTGAGGTAGTTCTCGAAGAGGGTGTTAATTGGTTGGCTAGTTGTGTAAGGAACCACAAGTACCGATGCATACCATGTAAGAGGGCTAAGAATAGGCTTGATCACCGTGACAGTGACGCCCGTTACAGATCCCCCGAAGGTCGTAAGAGGGAAGCTATACGTAAGCTAAAGTGGAAGGCTGAGAATAAGGGTTATGTAAATCACATAAACAGACTAAGGCATATACGTAAGAAGCAGAGGACACCCGAATG